GAATCCGTGAAAATTAACCAAGTAATCTGCGGCTGTGTCTTTTCCGCTACCAATAAATCCAACGAATCCAATAATCATAGCATCCCCCTGTGATACTATAATTTATTATCGTTAGATTACAATGTCAAGATTTTTTTAGCCAATTACAAAAGTAAGCGGCGTACCGCCTTCTTTGTAGTTAATAAGTTCTTGCTCTAATGCTTCTAGTTCGGCTTTGCCTTCGCCTTTTAGAGCGCCGCCATTTAATTGTGTGCTACCTTGTGGACTAGCGATACTGGCAAACTTTTCACGGGCTTCACCTAACATCATCTTGCAGGTTGCAAGCGAATAGTCTTTTAACCACTGTCCTGCATACGGATCTTGTAATAGGTTAAAATCTGGACGATAGTTATACAACCATAATAACAGTTCTTCTTCGGCCCTAGGTCGTTGCATTATAGTTAGAAGTTTGGCTGTTTTGTTGAACGTAAAGTTAATGTCGCTACCGAACATTTTACCAACTTGCTTTTGATAACTGGCAAAAGCATAATACGTTGCTAATCCGCCCATGTTAGAACTTGCCAACAGATATGTATTAGAATAGGCTAGGTTAAACGGTTCAAATAGTGTTCCGCCTTCGCCGCCGCCCGATCGAGATCCGATACTACGACGGAAAAGTTGACGTACATTCATAACTTCTTTAGGAAGTATGTACTCATTTACGTCAACTTGAATTGTTAAAAACCCATAACTTTCTTCAACGCCATTACTACTGCGCTGGCGGAATTTTGCAAGGGCGCGATCTATAGCCGTATTGTAGTGGGCAGGATCGAGTTCAACATCAACCATGCCGTCACCTAGCATGAGTTTGACGTAATCTATGACATTTTGGCGTTCGGTATCGTTCTCAGACATAATGATATTTAGCAATAAATACAACACTATGCCAAGACTCTCCCTGTACAAACCCGAAAAAGGTCCGGATTTTAAATTCCTAGATCGTGTAATTAACGAACAGTTCCAGATTGGCGGTACTGATATCTTTGTTCACAAATATATAGGAAGCCCTGCGCCTGCAGAGGGAGAATCTACCCCTACAACTCCTAATAACAGCGGAATTAACATACCCGAATTAGGTATACAAGATGTACTGTTCATGGAAACAAGAGATCGCAAATACGATCCTGATGTTTATATTTTGCGTGGCATATATCAGATGCAAGATTTAGATTTTAATCTAAGTCAATTTGGACTATTTTTACAGAACGACAATATTATGTTGCATTTTCATCTACGAGATACCGTAGATAAATTACAACGAAAGATAATGCCCGGAGATGTTTTCGAACTTCCCCACTTAAAAGACGAATATGCCTTAGACGATAGCATTGTTGCTCTAAAGAGATTTTATGTTGTTACAGATGTTAGCCGTCCTGCTAACGGCTTTAGTCAGACATGGTACCCCCATTTACTACGTTGCAAATGTCAACCTTTAGTAGATACACAAGAATTTGCACAAATTCTTGATCAAGATAGCGGAGCAGGTGATGGCAGTACACTTAGAGATTTACTCAGCACTTATAACAAGAGTATTGAGATTAATAATCAAATTATTGAACAAGCAAACCAGGACGCACCGGTAAGCGGCTATGATAGGAATCAGATGTTTGTGATTCCTAGAGACAGTGCCGGGTTAGTTGACTACTCTGCCACCGATTCTGTAATAGACGATGCTAGTATGGATACTTCAGACGCATCGGTTGTATTACATACGCCCACGAAAGACATGTATGTTGGGTTTAGCAGTGGCGACGGTGTTCCACCAAATGCATCAGCATTTGGATCTGGAATTACATTTCCTAATAACCCAAGTGTCGGACAGTTTTATCTAAGAACAGACTATCTGCCTAATGCACTATTTAGATTTGATGGTAAACGTTGGAACTTGTATGAACAAGGTGTGCGTATGACTATGAACCAGTTTGGTGCCCAGGATGTTGCCCCAGGTGAAGCATTCGAAGGCGAACGTGTAAGAATGACACAGAAAACAAGTTTTATCAATAACGCTACTACTGCAACGATTAACGGCAAGGTAGTCACTGAAAAACAAGCCCTAAGTAAGGCACTTAAACCGCAGGCGGACAATTAATTATGGATTGGTTTTACGACGGTCAGGTTAGAAGATACTTGACACAATTTATGAGAGTTATGAGTAACTTTAGTTACAAAGATGGCTCTGGAAAAATTGTAAGGGTGCCCGTTCTTTACGGAGATCCTAGCAGGCAAACTGCGGCTCTGTTAAAGAAGAACAGTGAAAATACAATTCCTAGCGCACCATTTATTGCCTGTTACATTAAGGCTGTCGATTACGATCAAAGTAGATTACAAGATCCTACTTTTGTTAGCAAAGTTAATATTCGAGAACGAGAGTACGATGAAGTTAACGACAGATATTTAGAGACACAGGGCAGAGGTTATACTGTAGAACGTATTATGCCTGCTCCTTATAAGTTAACGTTTAGTGCAGATATGTGGTCAACAAACACTGATCAAAAGTTACAAATTTTTGAACAGTTAGCCTACTTGTTTAATCCTGGTCTTGAATTACAAACAACAGACAACTATGTTGATTGGACTAGCCTAACAGTATTGCAGTTAAAGAGTACTAACTGGACTAGTAGACAAGTCCCTCAAGGTGCTAATCAAGATATCGATATTTTAAATTTAACATTCGAAACTCCTATTTGGATTACTCCTCCTGCTAAGGTTAAACGTCTAGGTATCATTACAAAGATTATTGCTAATGCATTTACTAATCCCGAAGGTACTATTGTTGATGAATACGATAATGTCAATAGTGTATACTTAGGTTTAGGCGATCCAATCTTAAAAACTGTAGTAACACCCGGAGATTTTGATCTTCTAGTATTAAACAATATTGGAAGTTTGATAAAGAGTCATACAGCCACAGATGCAGACGCTGACACTATGCCGGATTATGCGGTAAACTGGAGAAAAGTTTTAGATCTTTATCCAGGACAGTTTAGAGCAAACTTATCTCAAATACGTTTATTAAAACCTGACGGTAACGAAATTGTTGCCTATATCAGTTTAGATCCGTTTGACGAACGAAGGATGTTATTAAACATCGATGCTGATACTATTCCTGCCAATACAATTATAGGATCTAGAGGCACAGTTGATGCTATTGTAAATCCTGATACTTTTAATCCAGGATCTCCTGCGGCAGGAACTAGATACCTGATATTAGAAAACATAAACGCAACCACAGCAGACGGACCAGCGGCTTGGCTAAATGCAGATTCTAGTGACTTTAGTGCTAGTGCTAATGACATTATAGAGTGGGACGGTAGTCAGTGGAGTATAATTTTCAATTCACAGACAGAAACTACAGTGACCTATATAACTAACATGTACACAGGAATACAATACAAGTGGAGTGATGATTCCTGGTCTAAGAGTTTTGAAGGGTTATACGAAAAAGCCGCATGGAGAATCATTCTATAAATTCACAACAAATCATTGCCAGCGGTGGTTTGTTTCTTGCTAAAGATACAAAACGTTTTTTGCTTTTGTTACGTAATCACGGCAAGACTGCTGGCACATGGGGATTTGTAGGAGGCCGTAAAGAGCCTAGCGATGCTACGCCCTTTGAAGCATTAAAAAGAGAGATAGAGGAAGAAATTGGCAATGTAGATTGCATCAAGAAAATTGTTCCTCTAGAGTTGTTTACCAGTAACGACCAAAACTTTCAATACAATACCTATGTGGTCATTGTAGAAAATGAATTTATTCCTAAATTAAATTCCGAACACATCGGATATGCCTGGTGCAGTTTTGACGCATGGCCTAAACCTTTACATCAAGGCGTAAAGGCAAGCCTGGGTAACAAAGTAATTAGAGCAAAATTAGAATTGCTAATCGACTTATTTGAGTAAGTCTGGGCCAAAGGCATAGGTGCCAAGGTGGCGTGTTTCCATGCTTAGTTGCGTATCTACTTTAACAGTATAACCTGCGGCCGCCATTTTTTGACAGAAAATCATGTCTTCTCCTAAGTGGTCGTTACTCTTAGGAGTCCAACCAAATTCAAACCATGGCTGTGGGATTTCATCTAAAATGCTAGTCTTCATTAGCATACAGCCCATGCCAATACCTTCGACTTCTACTAAATCGTTTTGTGGTTCATAGGGCAATGGTCGCTCCCAGTCACCTATTACAGGATAGGCAACACCTTTGTATGGAGGCTGGCGTCTTACATAATTTGCACAAACAATGTCTTCTTTGTGTGCAAGTAACCGCAGGGCTGTAGTGGGAGGGAAAACCATGTCGCTGTCTAACCACAGCATATATTCTGCACCGATGTTGCGGGCTTCAAGTGCTAATCGTTCTCTTTGTGTGAGCAGAACTGTACTAGCATCAAAGACAACATGAGTATCTAGATTATTCATAGTATTGAGTTTAACTAACTCAATAAGACATTTGCTAAATGCCGCATGAACGTGGTCACGAGTAGGACTGAGTACGGCCAGTTTAGATTTTTTCAGGCTCCACTGGCTGGAGGCAAAAACACTTTTTGTCATGCGCCTGCTACGTCTTCGCTTAGAGTTTCACCTTGAATGACTAATTCTCTAACTGAATTAATAATATCTTGACTACGCTTTGCGGCAAGAATAAAATCGTTAGGACTTAGTTTGCACATTTTTTCCATAGTCTCGATGCTTAACTGATTGTTACATAGAGTTTCTAGAGCACCTTGACGTGCAATCGACTCGATAAAGTTTTGTTGTGCATTATCATCATCGTCGGCTAGCAATGCCCTGCAGGCATGAATGTCGAGATCTTCTGCTAGTTCTTCAAGTATTTCTAACTCTCGAGAATGTGCAGGACTAGGTGCCTGTAGCCCTTGTAGGGTTTTAATTCTTTCTAAAAACTCTACAAGTGTTTTAGGATTAGTTGTTCTGTCGTTCCAAACAATATTGTCTAATTCCCATCTAGAAGGACCGACCGGTGCATATTGTAAGATACTGTCTATGTCTAACTTTTTCTTTTTCATTTAATCCTCATTAAACAGGGTATGTAAAAGGAGTAGTTCTTCCACCGAATGTAGCCGATAGGCTGATCTGCGTTCCTGCAACTTTACCACCGTAGTTTGCACCCAATGTTGCGCTAAGTCTAACGTTGGTTCCGCCGGCAGTTGGGTAAGCGGCATTGGTATATGCCGTATAAACCTTACCCATTGCTATCGCTGATCCCGTTGCTGGTATTAATCCCACAGTACTATCCTTCGTGGTTATTTATTGGTCAGCAACTTTACCATTTCTGTAAGTTGAGCGATTTGTTTTTGTTGGTCTTTAATCGCCTCAACTAGTAATGGCACGACCTTTTCGTATTGTACAGTCCTGTAGTTTTCTCCAGATTTACTTGTTCCGTCATCTCCTAAGTCAAATGGTGCAGGTTTTGTTGCTTCTGGTAACACCGCTTCAACTTCGTCGGCAAATAAGCCAACAACAGATTTGGATGTATCGAACCCGTAACTTCCTGCGACTTCGTTTGGTTTATAGAGTATACCGTTTAATGATAACACTTTCTCTAAGGCATTGTCAATAGGTTTAACATCAGTTTTTAATCTACGATCAGAGTAATAAGCAGTAATTTCACCAATCATTACCATGTTACCACTCAGATCAATACCACCTAAAACAGTGCCGCCAGTTTCGTTAACGTGTTTAACAAATCGTAACTGTTGAACACCACCATATGTAGATGTATCTATACCAAAGTTTAGACTATTTGCATAGTAGAAACTTACACCCGGACTGTCAGTTGAGCCATTATCAAACTGGATTTCACCTGCGTTCGTAGACTTTGTAAATGTTCCTGCACCACTAATATTAGTGCCCGCAAATCTAGCATTACCAT